TCCGGCATATTGTCGATGTACGTAGTGGTCGTGTTGTCCTGAATCTTGGCCAACAGATACAGCGTTGTAGGGTCGCCACCGTCGGCGGTTGCCAAAATGTAGCGAGCCAGATGGTCTAGCTGAAGAGCGGTGCTACGGGTGATAGGCGGTACAAGGGGAACCGTGATTTCCACTTTTTGGTTGTCCAGCGGCCCCGTAATCGGAGACAGAGGAGAGATGTCCGACACGGTGTTGGTCAGCTCCTCCACGAAGACCACGGCATAGCGCCGCCCAACTGACAGCGTGATATTGCCCCCGTCTTGTGGCAGAATCGCCGGTGCCTGCGTTGGTGCGGGCAGGCCCCACGGTACAGGGCCGATAGCGGGGTCGCCGATCCATTTGGTTTGCTCGTTAAAGGCATCCGTGACGAAAATGCGACCGCGCGAAACCGCCCAACGGAGCGCCGAGCTCGTACCCACGAAGGATGCGGCCACACCGCCACTCTCGTAGATCAGGTCGAGGCGCGGCGTCGCACCAGTGTAGCCGGACACAATCCAATAACGCAGATTGGTGCCGGTGCTGTAGTAGTCGCCTTGGAAGGCTGCGCCGCTTACCGTTGTGGTGGTGAAAAAGCCGTAACCCCAACGGCGTTCCAGCACGCCGCGGGCGGGGGGCTGCACATTGAGCAGCTTCGTGAATCCGCCTTGCGGCTGGATGGGAGGCCGCGTGAAAGTATCGAGGCCTGCATCGTAGAAGGATGCACGCAGATAGTATTGGTAGGTATCCGTTTGCGGAATGATGACGAACTCGTTCCGATCCGGAGCGGGTGCGGCGATCGACGGCATCAGTGAGCTATCCAGTTGGGATCAAGCGTAATGGCAGACGGGATGCCTGCGGGATCGGGGCGCACAAAGCGTGTCTGGGGGGACAGGTTGAGGTCCCGAATGAGCGACACGCGCCCCTCGTAGTAGTCCTGCTGATAGCGCGCAATCACGTTGTCGGGGCGATCTAGCGCGCGCGCAAGGAACATGCCCGTGCCTGCCACTAACACGTTGAGGTAGTTATCCGGAAACGGGATCGGGTCGGCTCCGGTAGCGACGTTCGGGATGTTTTTGAAATACCGAAAGCCGATCAAATAACCGCCCAGCGGGGCGATAGTGGGGGACACAGGAGGGGCAGCGCCAGAGACAAGGCCAGTGACCGGTTCCGTCCACGTGTTGCCGAACAGGATCGGCGTGGAAGTTTGGCGCTGCAATGTGTTTGGCGTGGTACCGGCATAGACGTGAAAGCCGATATAGGCCACGCCTTTGTCGTTGGCCGTCACGGGCAGGCTGAAGGACGGGAACACGCGGAGCAGAAAGTTGGGCCCCACCGTGAATTCACGTGTGGGTGCCGGCAGGCTTTCTCCGCCTTTTGCGTCCACATAAGTGGCCGTCACGAAGTAGGTGCGCAACGGCAGCGTGCCCCCCGCTGTGATGTCCAAAGGCACATATGTGGGAGAAGGCTGGAAGGTGTTCTGGTTGTCCGGAGCGGGAAAAATGTACAGGCGATTGGGATCTGTGGCATCATCCAGCCAGAACTGCTGGGGCCGCCCGGGGCGGTATGCCCCGTCCGCCCGCGTGTGGGACGAAGTCAGCATGGGCTGTTCGGCCCGCCCCAGATGGCGCAGGTTGGTGACATCGATCACGGAAAAGGGATCGATGCGGAACAGATCCGAGATATCCAGCGTGGTGTCCACGGTGCCTGCGGCGGGGGTGCCTGCGCCGATCCAGTAGGCGGTTGCGCCCGGCTGAGTGAGAAAATAGCGGTATTCCGAGCGCAGTACACGCCAGCGTGACCACTTCACGAGGTCCTGAATCACGCGGTTGATGTGCTGCAGGATCACCGTGGTTTGCACGGTGGTGACTGCGTTGTCCGCGTAAAGCTGCGTGATAATATCTTGTGCCGTCACGTTTGTGCCGTACCACCTAGAAGCTTCTGGTAGACCGCATACCAGTGCTGCGCCTCGTCGTTTCGCTTGAGGTACATGGCAGCGAGCGCGTTCACGCCTGCTACCATGACGTCCTTGCCGTCGTCAGGCACAGTCAGGGTTTGCCCGGCCGTGATGATGGTCGGTACGTTTCTCTCGTAGGTCACTTCAATGCTGTTTCCCGCCAGCCGCGGTTCCGGAAACAGGATCAGCTGACTGCCGACACGCTGGTAATACAGCGGAAATGGGCCGTGGACGCGGATCGTCAGAAGCTTGGCGTCCGGGGCCTGCGGGCCGCCGACTGCGGGGGTGGCGTGCTCCATGGCAGTGGCAGGCTCGGCGGTGGGTTCCAGCGGCAGGATCAGCTGCGACAGCGTGCGGTTGTATACCGTGCGCACGCGGCGGACATCGGACGGCAGCGTGTAGACAGACTGGGAGGCAACGGTGGAGATGGTGGTTTGCGCAATGTTGAAAGCTGCGTACACGGAGCTGTGTAAAACTTCCTTGTGCACGCGGTCGATCCAGCCCAGAATGACAGACAGATCTGCCCCGGAATTGGAGATAAGCCGCCGCATGTCAATCGACACGGCATCGGCAATGTCTTGGGCCGTCATAGACGATCAGATTCCTTGACAAAGTAGGACACGAGCAGACCCTCGTTGGCTATGTCCGCGTCGACGTAGAAGTCCGACAGGCGGAAAAAGCCGTAGCTTCCCATAGCGGGTGCTTCCAAAATCAGTTCGTCGGCAATCGCTCCGGACACTGTGGTGGGCCAGAACTCCTTGATGACGCCCGCGCCGGTGGCCTTGTTCATTCCCTGCACGCCAAGATAAACCTTGCCCGTGCCGCCTATGAACACAGAGAAGCGGATGATGGTGGCACGCAATGTCGTGTCCGTGGTAATTGGTACAGGAGTGCCGGGAGTGGCTACTTCGATCTTTCCGAGTGAACGGGGAGTATGCAGCATCATGGTGAAAGATGTGGGGCCGCGCGGGGCGGCCCCCTCCTTTCGTTATTCTTCCGGGATGCCCGCCCAGTAGCCGCGGGACTCGAAGATCTGGCGCAAGGCCTTCAGATCCACTTTGCGCTGGAGCAAGCGCAGGGATTCCTGCATCCAGCCATCGAGAATGGAATTTAGCGACCGGAAGGTCGCCGGATCCACCTCATAGCTCTTGCCCGGCTCAAAGTGGAATCCGTTGATCCAGATGCCCGGAAAGGCTTGACCGAGTGGGTCCTTCTCGGGAACTCGGAAGGTTTGCTTGTTGGTTTCTTCAGTACTCGTCTTCGCCATTGTTTCTGCCTTTGCCGGAAGTCAGGCCCTTCTGCGGCGAGGGATTGAAACCGATCTTGCGCTCGTCGAGACCCTCCATGGTGCCGCGCAGCCACGTGTTTTCAATGCTCTCATACGTGGGCCACGCAGAGCCTTTGGGGAGTTTGCGCCCCATCACGCTCTCACCGCGCAGGTCGCAGCGCAGATCTTCCAACCCCGCCCCTTCGAGGCCGTCCTCCAGCTCGTGAATGGTCACGTGGGGAGTATCTTTCGTCATTGCTTTCTCCTTTTTGGAGGAGCGGGGTTATGGCCCCGCCCCTCCGTTATTCAATCAATTACGGATTGTAGTTAGCGTTACTGGCACCAGCCGAGTGCACGGCAATAAGCCACTTCGGGTTGGTAATGATCGCCTTGAACGCAAACTTCCAACCGATCTTGTAGTTCTGGTAGAGCGGGTCGGTTTGGCCGCCCGGTGCCACGACGTATGCACGCAGGTTCTGCAAATCAGTGACCTGATACGCAAAACGGCCGATCGCGAACCCATAATAGAAGTTCACGCCGCTGTTTGCGCCCTGCGCGGCGAACGCCGGGGCGTTCGAGCGAACGATGCGGAAACCCGCCAGCTCCGCCACTTCACCTTTCCAGATCCTCTCAGGAGCCTTGAACTGGGCTGCCTTGATGAAGTCCGGATCGGCTTGCAGCGAGCTGTACTGCGCGGGAGCGACGACCAGCACGTAGTCGCCATCCACGAACGGGCGAGCCCCCGCCGTGTTCAACAGCGCGTCAAGGTTGATCAGGTCCTTGTACGCCAACTGATCTGATGCGCCAAGATCACCATCGTCGGTTTTGCCGTTCGGCCAGTAGTTATTGGTCGTGGTCTTGAGCACGTTGAAGATCAGCTGATCATACACCTCGGCGGCCTGCAGGCCCAGAATATAGACCGTGCGGGCCACAATCGGGTGACGCGCAGTGAGAACAGCGAGGTCGCTGATGCGGACCACGTTGCCATACTGCTCCACCGTGGCCTCGAACTGGTTCAGCGTGAGACCAACGGCATCGGGAGGAACGCCCTCCGACAGCTGGGTAGGAGAGGTGGGGACGGACAACTTCTCCTCACGGACGAACCGGATGGTTTTGCCCGCGTGAGGAGGCAGAGGCCGCTTCTCACCGAAATCGCGCAGCACGGTGTGGAGCTCGGCGACTTCCAGCATCTGAACGGAGATGTACGAGACAAGCTCCGCTGCCGTCGAACCCGGACTACCAGCCGTGCCAGTAGTTACGGTAATAACATCTGCCATGGGAATTTACCCTCGGTTAGATTTTGACGTCCAGAACCCCCTTGCTTTCGAGCCACTTCATGTACGCCTTTCGTTGCTCGGGATCACCCCAGTCAACGTTGTTCGGATCAAATGGCTTCCCGCCTGCCGTTGTCGGTGGGGGAGGAGGCATTGTCCCCGGGCGTAACGTGGGCCGCGGGGGCTGGACTGGTTGTTGCACAGGTTGGGCAGCGCTCTTGACCAGTTCCGGCAACTTGCGCCCGCGTGCAAAGTAGTAGGCAGTTTCGTACAGGTTGGGAAGATGCTGAGCGAGGGCAGGATTGGATTCCGCTGCCTGAATCAATGTGGCCAGCGTTTCGTTCTCCTGCAACACTTGCGGCAGCTCCTCCCGGAGAAACTTGTCGAACCCCTCGTCCTTTACACGCTCTTTGACTTGCGTCAAGGCGGTGGTGCGGGCAGCGGTCTGAACGACGGGAAGGTAAGGCCGCAACATGGACATGACGAACTTCGCGTGCGTCTCGAAGTACTTGCGCCCATCTTGGCTGATGTAGGCTTGGTTCAAGTCTTCGAGAAACTTGGCGGGATTGGATAGGTAATCATCTTCGATCCCCGACGTGGCCGGAGCTTGTGGTTTTTCCGGCTCACGCGCGACATACCGCCCCGTGATCGGGTCGCGCCCGGTCACGCGTTGGTATTCGGTGCGGAGACGTTCGATGAGTTCGTCCTTTTCGTCGATGCCCTTTACAGCCTCGTCCGGCGTTTTGTACACGCTGCGTCTGCCGCGAAGGAAAAACTCCTCTTGTGGAGGCTGCTGCGGCGATTGCTCCGGCTGCGGTTGCGCCTGCGCCGCGGCGTTGTCGGACGGCACGGCGTCGGGATTGGGCCCGAAAATGTCAGCCAGAGAGAGGTCACCACCGGGGGCGTCGCTGAACCAATCGCCAGCTTGCTCCATATTTGCGGGGACTTTGGTTTCCGGTTGTCCGGTATTGCTCACAGGTTACTCCTTGTGGGAATTTCCCACGACGATGACCTGCTTGCGAAATTCCCGAAGGAATTCCTCGGACGGGTCATCATCAGTGGGTGCGCCGGTGCGTGGTGTCTCCACCCGGCGTCGAAACTCGTTGCGCAACCACGTGCAGGTTTGCAGAGCGCCTTGGATGCGGAGGAGGTCAGGCAGCTTCTTTGCATCCTGAAGCTGGCGCACCAAGTCGGCATGCAGCTTGTCGACCAGCATAAGCAAGGAACGGAAGCCAGCATGCGTTGCCAATGCGCGGACTGCTTCGGCGTCATACTTCATTTCCGCCTACCTCCTTCATAACTTTCCCCAAGCCTGCAAGGCCTAGGGCGGATGCGCCGAACTGTTGCCCCAGCATGCGGTTGACGACCTCTTCCGAAGAGCCGGGAATGGTGCCTTCGAACTGGATGGACGGCGGGCGGCCGCCTTCGCCGCCGCCGCCACCTTCGTCTTTCGGCTCTTTCCCGGTCTTGGCGTAGAGTTCTGCCTGCGCTTTCTCGCGGAAGATCGCCTCCAGCTGCTGGAGCTTGGCCTGCTCGGCGGCAGCCTGCATCTGCGCAACCTGCTCCGGTGTGTATAGGATGCGGTCTAGGTTGCGAATCTCGAACAAACGACCAACTTCACGCAGTGCTTCGTACTGGTTGATGTAGGGGGAATTGCCCACAATGTTCATCAGCGCCATCAGGTTGCGCTGGCGCACTACCTTGTTCTGGAGGTAGTTGGCCGCAAAGATCTTGAATTCGAAGCCGCCAACCAGCTGTGCGGGGGTCACGTGGGGGTAACGCGGGATGGCGGACTCTTCACCGGTAATGATGATTTCGTATGGTTCGGTGAGAAACTGCTGGTTCATCGAGGCGCACATCTGGAGCAGGGGTTGGATAATGTCCACTTCCAGATTGCGCAGGAACTTTTTGAACCGCGGCGACGCGTCCACCATGGCCAGCTGCATGCCCGCGGGCTGCTTGGGGGACGGCTGCTCGGTGTCGCGGAAGCCGGTGGCGAGCTGGACCATCTTCTGGAACAGTGGCAGGATCATGTAGTCGCCTTGCGATGGCGTGAAGCTCGGCAACGGCAGGATCGCTTTGGTCACGTCGCCGTGCACGCCGACGCGCCCGCCGGGCACGTTGGCAAAATCCAGAGCGTCCTCATCGATCTGGGCGTCCACGTCGTAGACGTAGCGGCGGTTGATGCCCAAGTTCCAGTTGTCGATGATCATGTTGGCGGTGCGGTTGATCGCCTCGTACACGGTTTGGGCGGCTTCAATCGCACCGAGGCCGTAGATCTGGTTGGGCAGCTTGATGTAGGACGTCCAGACGATGGGCGCGCGCATGTGCCAGAACGGGTTGGGCCCGTGGAACAGCACGATGCTGTCCCCGCCGTACACGCGGCGCTTGAATGCGGCGTAGGACGCGGCGCGGAAAGAGTGGAGGAAGTCTTTCCAGCCTAGGGCGTCTGTGTCGTCCCGCACCGTGATCAGGGTCACGGTGTTGGAGATAGTATCCCAAACCTCGGCCATGCGGATAATGATCTCGTCCGCGTTGGGCTCGTCTTTCAGCGCGTCGGCCAGTTTCTGAAACTGGTCGGGGAAGTAGAGATTGGGGTTCTGCTCAAACTCACGCTTCATCGTGCCCCAATCCCGCTCCGTCATGTGCGCCACGATCTTGCCGTCGGGGTCCGCCACGAAGTCGTAGACATCAATGGCCGTGAATACCGGACGGTTGCGGGGCACGCGGCGAGGCACAAGGTGCTCACCTTGCGTCACGGGTTGGCCCGTTGTAGGGTCAATTACGGGCTGGCCGTCGGGACCGACCAGCGGGATGGGTTCCGCCACCGTGATCACATCGTAGTCCCAATCCCAATCCACTTTCATTGCCGCTTGGCCGAAAATGCAAATGTTGCGTACCAGCAGCTCGAACTGGTCGAGGAAGTTGCTGCGCGGCAGCTGGGACAACAGCACGCTCTGCATGGCGTCGGCCGCCGAGGTGTCACGCTGTGTGCGGCCGATGGTTTCGAACCACGGCCAGAAGCCGAAGAACGCTTCCATCACCTGTGACACGGTCTCTTCCACAACGGCGAAGGGATACGGAATAGCAACGTTGCTGCGGGAAGTGACCTTGTCCGGGAACTTGGCGGCGGGGCGTACGCCAAGATACTGCTGATACCAGACCGCACGCTGCTGATCCCACTGGCGGCGATAGTGGAGCATCCGCGTGAGATTGTTCCGCACGTTGCGGGCGATGTTCTCCAGTTCCTCTTCGGGCGGCTGCTCTACCGCGGGGGTGGCGGGAGGCTTCTCCGGAGGCTCGAGTGCGGCCTGCGGGCCCATGCCGGGCGGCAGCAAGTCGGCGGGGAAGCCCGGCAGCCCCGGTGGAGCGCCCTCCGAAGCGGGAATCGGAGGAATGTTACGCGGATCGAACGGTGTCATAATTTTCCATGCCCGCTAGCAGCAGAGCGGTTTCGAGGCCCCGGCGGCGAACGAGGCCACGCAGCACGTTGCCTTTGCGGTCACGCACGATTTGGGACATGTAGGCGGCCGCCTCTTCGGGCAGCATTTGCATAGCACGCATTAGCCGCGTGCGCCCGGCGTTGTAGCCGAAGGAAACCAAGGCGGCTGCAGCGGCAGCGGGGATGCCCGCGGCCTCCACGAGATCCAGCAAGGGCGTCAGATCCTTCTTGAGGAGCCCCTCAGCCTGCTCCAGCGTGATGGTCATGCCCGGTTTCACGCCGGTAGTGTGGCCCCAGCCGATGGTCCACACACCGCCGGAATCCTGATAGGCGGTCAATGACACGCCTTCAAACTGCCGAATGAGCTCGACAGCCAAACGCTCAATCAGCTCCCTTCTCGACATCGATCTTGGGCCGCCGGTACAACTTCACGGCGGCGGGGTTTTCGATCAGATAGTGGATAAGCGCTTCGAGGCGC